GTTCTGCACTCCTTTCTCTCTAATACTTAAATCTATTGTATCAAATATATCTTCATCAATAAGCTCTTCAGCTTCATCTAACACCCAGCAGCTAATTCCTTGTAATGACTTTAGACTGGCTGTCTGATTCCCTGCTGAGGTCTTGATACCTCTAAATAATATGTCTGATTTGTTTTTTAGATTAACAACCTCCGCTTTATTTACACTAAATATATTTTCAAATCCTAATAGACTTATCTTTTCTAAGAACTCAGGAATGATTGATAGGTGTGCTGACACCATTGTATATCTTGTGAATAATACTCTGATGTTTCTTGACATTGTAAGTAATGTTAAGAATACTGTGACTGCAAAAGACTTGCCTGAACCTCTGCCGCCTGTTATTATAAAGTAACGACAATCAGATTCAAATAATGGATTGTATTTCTTATTTAGATTCAGTTTCTACAAAGTTTATTACAGGCATGTTTAGGCTTTCCTCATTTGTTGTAACATCAACTCTTTGCTGAGGTTTACCATAGAAGTATTCAAAGAATAACTTAACCGCCCATTGTTCTTTTTTCTCTAATCCTTTTTTAAGTGATTCTAACGCTATCTCATTCATTGGTGTTAGATTCTCTATTAGCTTTTGTTCTTCTGCTTTTGCCTTGCGTCCTGCTCCTGCTCTTTTCCCTCCGTGTGTGTTCATTTTGAAATAATTTGATTAATCAAGTTGCTATTATATAATAGAAATCACTTGAATTCATTTGGCAGCATTAACCTTATACCTAATTCTGTCAATGCCCATATCCTTATTTGATCTGCATATATCTCAAAGTCTTTAGTGTTCATTCTTGCTGTGCTGTTTACTGTTTGTAGTCCTATCTGCCTTTCATTTATCTCTACACTTTGCCATTCACTTGCAAACTTTACTTTAAGTGTATCGTGCATTTCATCAGGAAAATATCCTAGCTCTGCTGCTAATGGTTGTACTATACAAGCCCAGTAATAATTGTTCTGCATATTAGACCTGTTGTTTCTTTGCTTTTTTACTTTAACTATATAATCACTCTGCAATTCTTTAAGGTAATTAAACAGCGTTTGTTTGTCTTGACTATTCTTTATTACAAAATTCATATTGTATATACCTACGTGTTATACTGTTTTCTAATTTATCTTTTAAATGCTCACTTATTATTTTTCTTATCCTTCTGTGTGATACATTAAAGACTTCTTCCATTTGTTTTGATGTATTTGCTTTAGGATTATTATAGAAGTATTCTATAACTTTCTTTGCTAATACCTTTGGCTCTTTTACTATTCTTATTGGTTTATTTTTCATTTAATCAAATGGTTCATTTATTCCTCGTTCACCTACTAATTTTTCTTTTGCACCTGCCCAGAGTTTATCCCTGTTCTTACTTAAAGATGGTTCTGTGCGCCTTAAAGTCGGTATTCCCTCTTCAGGTTCACTATCCATATATTTACCGCAACTGCACTTAGCTTCTTTGCACACCCATTTTCCAGACCTTAAAACAATAGTAGCCCTGCCTATTTCTTTTGATTCTTTACCACACTCACAACTATATAATGTCATTTTGCTAGTCCTCCTGCTTTAGTATCACTTTTTTTATATAGCTTATCTAATTCAAAGTGTAAGTGGTTAATGGCTTTTCTAATATCTTGCTCTTCAGGATTGCCATCTTTTTTTCCAGCTCGTAATAGGTAGCTTACTGCTGTTCCTGTATTGTAACTTAAATCAAAATCTTCAACCACTTTTCTAGCTGAATATCCATACTTTTTGCCCTGATAATAATGTGGCTCAGGATTGGTTGTATAATCTTCTCCTTTCTTTGTCATTTTCTAAAATTTTAATTAATGTTTTTTGTGTGTTTAGTGTTCTTGGTCTTTTAAAGGCACGATACTCTTCAGGATTAAATATTAACTTTACTTCTCTAACTAATCCATCATCATCATACTTTACTATCCATCTACTTGAATAGTGTAGCTTGTTTCTTTTTAGGTGTGTTAAATAACTCATAGTTTGTATTTTTCGTATAGTTTTTTTATTCCATCATAACAGCTTGATAAACAAGAGCCGCAATTAGTTCCTGTTGAATAGCTGGTGTTAAAAATAGTATTATATGTTTCAATCATTCTTTTCTTAGCTTGTATATTTTTTGCTTTGCCTGTTTTTAAATCTTTCCACATATCTAATATTTCATCTATTAAATGTTGTGGTAAATCATCAGGAGCTTTTATTACCTCTGTTGTCTTTTGCCAATAACCCTGAGGGCATGACATAGGAGCAATTCGTGCTTTGATTTTCATGAAACACATACACCTCTTGCAATTACCTGTGGGTTTAAAATAATAAACACACTCTTTACAGATAGCTATCCTGTCTTCATATATTTCATTTGGTACAAAAAACTTATTCATTTTTTAGATGGATATATAGTAATTAAATCATTTTCTCTTTTAACCCTCCATTTAGGATAAGGAAAGCCAAATTGCATTACAAAGCTATCATGTGTATTTGGATTATATAGTTTCATTTAATTCTTTTTTTAATATTTCTCTTACCTTATCTATTGTTGTAAATAAACTATTTCTGCTTATTCTAGTCTTTGCAGCGAGTGAATCTAATGTGTTCCCCTCATAGTAATATAATTTAAATAATTCTCTGTCATACCAATTTAACTTGTCCAATTCAACATCAATCATTTCTAACTTATTTAATTGAACATGGTCTATTTTTTCATCAGGCAGGTTTGATATAGTTTTATAATTAACACCATCACCTGTATAATCACTATGGTCAAAAGTTTTAGTGCAATTATAAATAGAGCTGTTAATATGTGTATAATACTTTTCATACTTATAGTAAAAATTACTTCTTTTGCTTGTTAATGCTCTTCTTAATGCTACTGCTCCATATCTTGTTACCCCATCTATTCCATCTTTATCATAAATAGCCTTTAATGTATCAGGATTCATACTAAGAAAATACATCATCAACTCCTGTACTGCTTCATGTATTTTATTTTCATCTGTTGTAAGACCATAAGCCATTGTCCTAAACTTATCTGTGAGCTTTGATATTTCTATATATATCTCATTCATGGTGCGGTTGTATTCCATCAATCCTATCCACAGTTTCATGAAGCATTTGGTCTAAGACTACTTTATATGCTTTTACTACTGCTGAATTACTTTTAGTTTCTAACCCTGCAAAAAAACCGCTTGTAGCGACTGAGAGGTTTATCGGTATAATCATTAGCCAATCATAGAAGTTGTTTTCTTTCACTCCTTTTCCATAGTTATTATGATATTCAAGAATAATATCTACAACTTCAAGATAATTTTGGTATTTTGCCTTACTGCTGATGTCTTGTGCAAATTCCTTGCACATATTAATGTAGATGTCAATTATAGCTTTATGTTTATCGCTTGAATAAATTGTTTTGTGCATACGTCAAATTTATAATAAAAGTTTACTCTATTCCTTTTTCTTTTTTCAAGTTTTCAACAATTGATTTGTAATATCTTATATCTTCTTCATATTCAGCCCTCATTCTTTTTACTGTTGTGTGTGCTAAAAATTCTAATTCACTAGATGTGCCTTCACCATATTTATGGTCTAATGCTAATCCAAACTTCCATTGTTCTCCTTGCTCAAACATATTGCATTTTACACATTGGACTTGACAGTTGTGTTCATTCCATCTTGTGGAGTGATGCCTTCTTGATTGAAAGTGTCCGCATTGTAATTTCTTATAATGTCCAACCTTACCACAAGTAAAGCATTGCACAATGCCTTCTGAAGTTGCATAACGCAATCTAATATAAAGACTAAACCATTTGTCTAGTTCTTTTTTAAGTTTGCTTATTGACTTCATATTCTTCTAATCAAATCAGCAACTGTTTTCCATTCATCAATCGTTTCGTCATTTATTTTTTTGTATCTTTTTTTATATAAATTCCGCAAAGACTCTAAAGCATCATTCTTTTTTTGTTGTTTGGTTTTATTAGTGTTTTTAAAATCAACAGGCAGTTTATTAGTTAAATCCCATTCTATTGCCATTCTGCCTGTGATAGTACATTTTCTATTCTGAACTTCATAAATAACTCCGAGTTTTCTTAGTTCCGTAAATCTTGTTGCTTCTTGTTTATCAACATTCATAGTTGCATACACTTCTCTAGTTGTAGATGGTTTGCCCATTAAAAATAAAGCTGAGTAAACTTCAAATCTCATTTTAGATAATAAACCTTCTCTTTTAATTTCATTGAAGCAATCTATTGATGTTTCTCTTGTTTTCATTGTCTTATTTTTCTTATTAGCCACATTATAATGGCAGTTAATATTACCCATCCTATCATTTTAAAAGTTTTATTGGTTCTTGATAAAATGGAACTAATTTAGGGTCTTTCCCTAGAGTTTTCACTTCATAATAAGCATTATCTATTCTTTCTTTTTTATGATAATAAACCCATTTGTAAAAGGTTCTAATATTTAAAAATGGTTCATCTTTTCCAAATCTTACTCCTTGATGGAATGCGTCTTCAACTTGATTAAATGTTAGATTTTTAAAACGGTTTTCTTGTATTAAGTCTTGCGCAAATATTTTACTAAGACTAGCCATTGTCTGAGGGTCTGTCTTATGCCCTATTTCAACTGATGTCTTTGCAACTAAGTCTAGGACTTTCTCAGTTAATTCTTTTAAGTTTTCGTCTTTTAGTGTTTTCATAATAATTTTTTTGCTTCATGCCAAGCACTTATTTGAGCATCTAGCTTTGACATTGTTTTTGGTTTATCCCACTTCTTTTGATTTTTTGACCAACGTAATAATCGTAATTTTATTTCAAATGTGCTTTGTTTTTGAAAACGCATTTTCTTTTTTCCTTCAGTCCAATAATTAATAAAATCTTCTAACATATCTTTAGGGTAATCAAAAGTCATAACCTCATTAACAAATTTTTCTTTTATATATATATTATTACTTGTATTATTAATACTTGTATTATTACCTGTGACTTTTTCGTCAATAGGGGTATCTACTTTTTGTACTATACCTATAATCCTTTTTGTTATTTGGTTGTTAGAATTACGTTCTATTTGAATAGTTATAAATCCTAATCTTTTTAAATCACTTATCCAGCGTGAGATTGTGTTTTTATTTACGTTATACAATTCGGAAAAATAATTATTACTTGCAAAGCAATACCCTGTCTTGCCACTTAGAGCTGTTATTTCACCATAAAGAAGTTTAGCATTGGGTTTTAAATTGGAGTACCTAACCTTAGCAGGGATAATAGCATAGTAGTTAGGTTTCTCCATTATATAATCTTTATTGTGTAGTGATAATTTTTCATGCCAAACTTAACATTTTCTAATTGATTAGAAAAGTCAAAATAAGAAGTTTTTATAATACAAGTTGCATCACCGCTTTTTATTTCTAGGAATACTTGTGCTTTATCATTTTCTTTTACTCCGCTTTGGATCAAGTGTCTTTTCATAAAGTCATCATCTAAAAAAGTTAGCTTAGAATTATCTATATCTTTATAACCTCTGTAGACCTTATTAAAAGTATTTCTATAAATAATACAAGTAGCATAATTACTTTTGTGTCCATGCTCATAGTGATAAATCAAACTCCTATCCCTGTTTAATACTTTAGCAATTACCGTTCTGTGTATGTTCTCTTCACTTCTTGCGATATAAGCAGCAACAGACCTAGCCACTTGTAATGGTCGTTTTCTGCTCTTTAAAGATAAAGCACCATCTTTGAATCCCATTAGCTTTGTAGTGAGATTACAGATGTTTTTAAAGTTGTCTTCTTCAGTCATATTAAAATGGCATAAATTCTGAATCCTCTTGATTTACTTCAGGATTATTACTTTGATTACTAAACCAATACCCATCAATATTATGATAGTATTTTCCTTTGTATTCTCTTGAATAAACATTGCATTTAATGTTTACAGTTGCACCAACTTCTAGTCTATTCATTTGTTTTATTTTATCATCCCCAAAACATTTGATTGCTACCAAGTTATTAAACTCTGCATCTGTTTCTACAATACAAGTTTGACTTGTCCATGACTTACCTGCTTTGCTTGTTCCTGCTTCAGGTTCAAGTTTCTTAATTAGTTTTCCTGTTACTTCCATTTTTATTTATTTAATTGATTAATATTTCTTTTTAAAATCTTCCGCTTCATCTTCACCAAATACGCCTAATTCATAGAAGCCAGTTAATTTAAGAACTGCCCTGCTTAATGCTCTTTTTTCTGCCATCTCTAAAACATACCAGCTATTCGTGTTCCCATCTTTATATGTTTCACCTTTTAAAGCTGAACCAAATGTTTCAATAGTTAAATCATCTTTTGTTGCAGTTGCTTTTACTCCTGCAAAGTTAGGTTCAGAGTTTACAACTTCATACCAAATCTTTATAGATTCTAATGCTTGGATTTTCTCTATTCCTGACCTTGTAATGATTATATAGTGCTGATGCTTAAAGACATCTTCTTTAGTTAGATTGTACTTGATGTACTTTTCTTTTAATAGTTCTGTTTTCATTATCTTAAATTTATTATTAGTGCTTTATTTTTATATAGTTTTTTATATTCTTTTAGTTTATCTTTATCTTCAAAGTCGTATGCTTCATCAAGATTAAGTCCTGATTTTTCACAATAATCATCTAATCCTTTGTCTATTTGTTTTCTTGTTCCAAATATTCTAATTGCTGTACTGTATTGCTCAAGGTCAGATTCATAGCAGTGAAAATGTTCATTCCATCTTGAGGTTGTTTTATAACCACCGTCAGGATAAAAATAATAGGTATCGCATTCTAGTTTCATAATTAGTAGTTTAAATGTATATGTAAGAACGCTGATGCTACCATTAGAGCCATTAAACTAAATAAACATAAGTAATATTTAAAGTTACTTATCTCATCTTTAGTTTCTCCAATGATATAATCTTCACTTTGATTAATAAATTCACCCTTAGCATTTTTAGCGTAAAAGAAATCTGCTGCTCCCTTACCGCTTAGGTTAAAGCTGTGACCTGTTTTTTTGTTTGTAATTTTCATTTGTTTTTGTTTTAATTAATAATGGTACAAACATACAACAAATATTTAAATTAACAACTATATTAACACAAATATTAATAAAGTTATCAACAATTAGGATGTTAATAAGATAATTAAAGGGATAGGAGTATTACCACTAGGATAATAAGCATATATATAAAGAATAGGCGCATAGAGGCGTTTTCGTCCATTATAAGGGCATTAAAAGGTTTATAGGTGTATCACCCCCCAAGACTACTCCACAGGCAATAGAGGGCTTCTTGCCTCGTTTAGCGTAAGCCATAGCATAAGTGTCATGGTCTATACCACAACCCACCTGCATACCAAATACTCTAAAGTTTTGACCTACGTAGTGTTCTATGTAACATTGAGTGTGTAAATGACCCTGAACGGTGTTCATCATGTCTGCACGACATTTGGTTCTTGCTGTACCTGCTTCGCCATGTATATACTGTACGCCATCTACAACTAATCTATCTACAAATTCCCAATTAGGAACTTCTAAGACTTCTTTGTAAGATTTTATCCATTTACTAGGTATTAATGATGTTTGTGCTTTACGCATAATCATTCTATCGTGATTACCAACAATAACAGTTGCTTTAGGGAATGCTTTATACCATATTGCCATCTTTTTAATAGCATATTCTAACTCTTGCTTTCCTGTATATTCTGCTTCTATATCTATCTCGTGAAATGATGTGTAGTGATTGTCTATGATGTCACCAATAAAAATAACATCTGTACAATTCCAAGTGTCATATTGTTCTTGACAAAATTCTAAATAACCATCTTTACAAAACGGTTCATGAAGGTCACCGATAACTAGGACATTCCTAGCTTCGGTTTCCCTCATTTTTTTAATAGCCGCAATTTCATGTGGCTTTAATCTAAATCTATTATTTTTTGCTGATGTCTGCAACTCCTTGTCCTAAGATTAATACTAGGAATGTTTGCCATACCGTTTCAGCAACTTCAGGCGCCCAACCAAAATGGTTCATTAAATAAGGTGTTACTATTCCAGTTATTGCGTAAATAAATTTCTTTGAGTGTAAAATTTGTCCTAAGACAACATTTGTTAACCAGTCTTTCATTGTTATATATTTTTTTAGTTAATATTAAAGTTTATAAGATAATCCTACATTAAAAGAGCCTTCTTCTTCTTTTATTGCATAATTTGGCTCTATATATAGATCATTCCACAATTTTAGTGAAACACCAACTCCATAAGTTACGTTATCTAAGGCATCCTCAGAAGAAGTTTGTGCAGATAGATAAACATTGTTAGCTATATTGTATCTACCAATAAAATCATAAGATTCACCGTTTTTTTGAACCCCTAACATTAAGTCATCATTAACTTGATAACCTAAAGCTAGATTACTAGTGATGCTATCCAAATTCCAGCTATCACTTTTCATGTTACTCATTATTGAGAATTGTGCTGATGCAGTCATACAAAATAATGCTACTATTGTTGTTAATATTGTTTTTTTCATTTTATTTATTTGTTTTTAATTATTAATGTAATATTTTCACCACCCAAATGTATTATTTCTTTTATTATCAATTCCATTGCCAAAGTTGAGTTACCAACAAAGTCTTGTTGACGACTTTGACCAACTAGAATACAGCCCTTTGTATCTGCGGTAGTGTTTCCGATATGCACAAGGATATAACTTCTATTAGGTACATCTTGAACTAATAAATGTATATAATCTCTTGTTGCGCTTTCTCTTGGTAAACGTAGCCTGACTTTATATTCACCAGCAGGAATACAAGATATACTCCTTTGATTGTCCTTCCACGCTAACTCTAAAGTGTCGCAAAACTCTTCACCATTTAGAAATAGTTTTCCCATAGTAGATGCATCCGTCATGGTATCTCTAATTAGTAAAAGATTTATTGATGTAGGTTTAGAGGTAATAGGTTTTGTATATTTTAACGCCTTTAATCTCTTGACAAAGTTCCTGACGCATTTTAATATCATTCTCTTGATTTTTGTTATACTTTGGATTTTTTGAATTGAGCTTACGCTTTTTATTAACAGGTATATCCATTTTTAACCACAATTATTTTTATCGCACCAATTAAGACAAATAGTTTTGCCAGTTAGTTTGTATATGATATTGCAAATTAGTTTTTTCATTATTTTCTATTTTTTTTATGATACCACCATTTGTCAAGTGTATAAATTATTGTAACAACTAGCAATAAAATTTTTAACGCTAACTCTAAATTAGTGAACGTTGTTATGCTTAGGATTGCTGTGTTTACTCCCAGCACTTCCCCCACATCCTTTGTTATTTGTTTTAATGGCATCTTTCAGGTATGTCTTTAGTTTAGTTATGTTTTTCGGTTTTGTCTTGTAATATTTCTTCATTATGTCAAATCAGGAGTTAAAAAATTTCTTAAAGTAATTTTTGTTCCCTGCTGTTTAGGTCTTTCAAGGTTCATCCCATTATAGTAGGCATTTCGGTCTGGCGTAACGTCTGCACCACTATTTGTTGAGTATTCAGGGAAACTACTTGTGTTATTTGTTACATATTCAATCATTCTTTCTGTATAATATTCCGCAGTATTTCTCACTTCTTCTCTAAGGTGTTGCGCTTCTTCTGTACTTAGTGCTGTTCCTGTTTCAGAGGTCTTAGAGTAAATATTACCATTCTCTATTTTAAATCTAAGAAATGGAACAGCGTGGTAAAATGCCCAATTCGGTAGCATGTCGCCAATATATTCATCCACTAAAGTCTTGTAGGCTCCTGCTAAAGTACCTGCTACAATTTCATCTTTAAGTTTCTGTGTAAGTTTTGTTCCTAGCTTTGTTTCAACATACAGTTTCTGTGCCTGTCTTACGTATGGCAATAATAGATTTACATCTACATTCAAATTGATTGCTGTTGAATCCTTTAATTTTTCTTCTGATATAAATAATACGTATGCCATTATGTTACATTTTTATATTTAGCAATTAATTCAGGGTTTACAAATCCATGATTTGGCATATCGTGCGGAGCTACTGACACTTCCTTAGCATTTCTTGGTAATTTAACCCCTCTGCTTCTTGCTTCTGTTGATGAAATAATTTTATCAGAATTTTTAGGTCTTTTGCCCTCTTGTACTAGGATAATTCTGAACCATTTGTGCTTACATAGTGCGCCTCCTTTCCACTTCCAGATTGAATAGGTATTTGCTCCATATTCACCCCATCCAGGATTTACCTGTTTTGTACCCATAGCAATAATATCTTCTTTTCGGTAAATCTTATTAGCATTGGTCATTTTTCTACAAAATTCTCTTTCACCAACTAGACTTCCTGTATATCTATAACGAACCCTATAAATATCATCTTCATATTCTTTTTGTTTACTCTTTTGATCTTGTCCTGATTTTCTGTTGGGATAAGCTGAACCAGTACTAGCAAAAGCATAGTAATCAGCATTTAATTCAGATTGAAAATCAAAATCTTCTAATTCTTCTTCTGCTTCTTCTTCTGATATTATTTCCCATCCATCAGGCGTATCTTCTCCATACTCTTCTATAAATTTATGAAGTTCTGTTTTTTCTGACTCACAATTACATTTATTTAAATTAGTTATTTGTTCGTGATTTTCACAGGGCATATATACATCTTTGCCATCTAACGTATGAACGTGATAACCTGAACACCCCATTTTTTTTGCTTCTGCTTCTGCTTCTTCAATAGTATCAAATAAAGGCAAATCTATTTTTCCTTCTTTTCCATCTGTTACCATACTACCAACCTTAGCAAATTTCACTTCTTGCTCAACAGTTGCTTCATCACCTAATGGCTCTAACCCAAGTTCTTCTCTAATTTCGTCTTGCGTCATAACCTCTCTTAGAGTTTTAGAATCAAACTGAACTGTAATTGGCTTTTGCTGTACAAAGTTTACAGGCATATCCATATCGTTTACTTGGAATATTTTTCTAAGCTGTTTTACTATGTGGTCTTGGAATGGCTTAACAACGGTATTAAGATAGAAGTTTGCAGCGTTTATAAGCTCGTCTGTATTAGAGCTGAAGCCATTGGTACTATCAATACCCATAAGTGTCTTAGAAGTCACCCTATGACCTGAGAGGATGTTGCTAGTTAATAGTTCTTGGAGTGCTAAATAGCTTTTATCTAAATCGCTTGTGCTTATTGGTGTTATTTCAGGAGTTCTTGTTTTATCGTCAGAGAATGTAAGTACGAACTTACCTGCATTGGTTTCAGAACAGAATTTGTCTGTCAAGCTTCTTTCTATTTGTAATCTTTCTTCTTGTGTTGGTATTCCGTTAGCAAAGCTAATCATGAACGACCCTGCGAATCCGTTTGAGATATTATTCAAGTGGTACTCTGACACTCTAGCATCTATTAACGCCCAGTTGTTACAAGACACGTAATCTGGTGTATAATAACTATTCATATTAGGGCTATAAAGACCTGAATACATTATTTGGTTTGCTGAAGTTCTGTCGTTAGTATTAAACGCAGGAACGTAGTAAGGCTTGTTCTGTCTAGTATTAGACCAGTCAGCACTAACATAATACCCTCTTATTTTTCCAAATTCATCAGGTCTAGCACAACGTATTTTCTCCACTCCTACGTGGTAAATTTCAGCGATTTGAGTTCTATCTTTTGACCATACAATATTAAGAGCAAACGCCCCTTGTAACTTAAAGTCAAAAGCTATCTTCTTAATTACTTCATGTAAGCTCTCATTACCATTAGCTCTATTCATAAAGTTCTGAAGTTTTATTCTAGCATCTAAATTTCTGTCATCTTCATCTTCAATAATCAAATCTTCACCTGCAACCATCTCTGCTGTTGCATTAATAATTGCTGCTGATATACTACTTGAATAGTATAAGTCAATCAGAAACTGTGGGTATAAATTAGCCCAGTCGTCTGTACCGTATTCAATCCAGTCTTTCCCTCTCACTTCTTTTACAGTCGGTGCTGTGCTTGTTTCTAAATTGATATTAATAATATTGTCTTTCATAATTTAATTTTATAAAGTGGCTAGATAAGCATTGACCCTATCTGTTAATGCAGCAGAAGAGCTGCTGAATATTTGTATTTCTTGAATTTCACCGTCATAAGGATTTAAATCAGTTCTTCTAACACCTATTGTATCTATATCTGCTGTTCCTGATAAGGTTTCTGTATCTGTTTGAGCTACTCCCTTCCAATATAATGTTAAAACATCACTAGACCTAACCAAAACCATATAAGCATCTTCTAACCAGTTCCCTTCATTTTTCTCAATATTAACTGCTGTTGTATTATCAATTCTTACTCTAAATTGAGTATTAGTTGAAAATCTGATAAATTCTCCTGATGTAGTGTTGTCACCCAAAAGAACCCCACCACTTGTTGTTACTTTTAGTCTTGCTCCAATAGTAAAATCCCCTTCTAAAGAAACTTGCCCTGATGATTGTAGACTTTGTGTATTATTATCGTCAAAAGTTAAAACACCATTAGCATAAGCAGGTCGTTCACTATCAGTGGCTTGTGCCATATCAACCCCCTTACCAGAACTGTCCGCCCATAGACTAACACCTGATCCAGTAATAGTAATACCTATCGCTTTTTGATACCAAGCCTCTAGTGTTGCTTCATCTTTAGGTGTCCATGTTGAACGTAAGCTGCTTGATTCTATACTAAGACCTTGTTTTAATGATAACATATTCTATGTAGTTATACCTTCTGAATATCCTATACCTATACCACTCGTTAGAGTAATTGCGGTCACGTTCATAAATAGAGTAGTCCCTGCTGGTAGTGTTGTCTGTAAAGCACTTTCACCTGTTGCATCTGCTACTGTTATTGCTGATACTACACTTTGAACAGGAAAATAAACACAATACCAATCTTTGCTTGTTTGTGCTGCTGTAGTGAACACTTCTGTGTCACCATTTTTTCCTAGTTGTTCAGTTAATAATTGTTGTACGTTTTCTATTGCCATTTTTTTTAATTTTTATTGTCCGTAATATATGTAGTTTGTTCCTGATGGTTCTTGTCTTTGTGTGTATTGAACTTCTTGCGTTCCATCTTTTTCAGCTACATACATTTTTCCTTTAGTTACTAATCCTTGAACCACTCCATGTGTGGGTGCTACTGGTAATACATCATCTTCTGTTACAGGCGCATTCCCTGAGCTAATCGCTACTGCTCCTGTCCAACTCACTTCATACACTTCATACTTCCAGTACCCAGCAGGTAAAAACTTTATTTTACCCTCATAAACATCAGGAGTAGCATTATAATCAAAGACAAACTTTGTATATCTGTCATATACTAAATGCACAGTTGAATAAGCATATTGAGTAGACTTATCCATGTCATTAGTAAACTTTACTAAATGTCTTATCTTGTCTGAACTAACTGAAGTATCTATGCGATTATCTTCTGTTTGTAAATAAGTTGTTAAGTCAGTTTCAGTTATTGCTTGTATCATAATTCCCTTGTCTAATATATAATAGAAAAGTCCTGTTTTTATTTGCCTTATAAAGAAAAAGGGAGCCGAAGCCCCCTCAATCTAATGGTAAACGCTAGATTAAAAAACCTATACACGATTGAACGCAAACACCTTTACCAATAATAGCGAAAAGAGTGGACAAAGCCACTCCCTTCTGAGAATATATGAAAACTACTAATAAGATTTGAACCTAGTTAGAATCTACTCCTCCTAATGTAAATCCTGCATTGTCAAATGGGTTTGTTGTATAATCTGGAACAAACTGAAAAGGTTTATTTTCTAATCCGTCAAACGTCAGAGTGTAACCATTACGGTCACCAAATGCAGCCCCACTATCCATAGTTCCTGCATTTAATTCCATCCCATTAACACTACCTAGACAAACTATTACGTCATGTCCAGTAGCTGTTACTGTTTGATTCAACTGAGCAAAGATTATTGTTTTTGTTGCTCCTAATAATTTCACCTCATTTTGATCTTCTTTTGTCAATCTATTTAGAATGATGTTTACTGTTGGAGTATAGAAAATAGTTCCGTTTTCACGACTACCTGTAATTGTGTCTGTAAGAGATGCAACGCCTAAAGGCATTGTATATCTATACAGCATATTACTCCCCATTTCCAAATCAGTAATCTCACCATTTGCTGTTGGTATTGAAGTTACTTGATCGTAGACAGCGAAATAAATGAACTTAATCCCACCTGATATTCTATTACAGTCAAGTCCTCTTCCCTTTGTTAAAGCTGTACATGCCATGTTATTTTATGTTTTAAAGGTTAAAGGAGTGAGAGCCGAAGCCCTCACTTCTATTAATTAAGTTATTTACGATTGTCTTACGATATCAGCACCAACTCCTGTTTGAACACCTGCTGAGTATCTTGCTACCACTCTAATGTTGTCTGAACCATCTAAAGCTCCCATATCAAGCAACTGAATTCTAGTAGCATCTGAAAGTAAATCAGTTCCAAAGAACATGTTAGATTTTTGTGCTGCTACTAGCTGATTGTCAGCCATTCCAGGACAAACTGCGATTTTGTAACCTTCAAATACTGGCTCATACTCACCATTCATGTTGTAAGCATTAACATATCCTAATGTAGATACTGCTGAAATATAGAAGGCGTAAGTCTTACTGTTCATGTAAATATGTAAGTCATCTTTGCTTAAAATAGCAGGTGTATTAGCTGCCATATCAGCAGTTAAAGTTTGTAAGTTTGCTATAATATTAGCTGCTGTATAAGCCCCTGAAGCTGAAGACTGAATTACAGTTGCATCAACACCTGGCAATAAATATCCAGTTGCTGCTCCTAAGAACCCATTGAATTTTCCTGCTACTGCTGTTCCTTCCCAAATACTTTCTTCCGTTGCTTGTGCTATAATTTCACCCATGTAAGATATTACATAGTCATCAAAAGATGCTGGAGGTGGCGCACCTGCTCCTGCTCTCATATTTTGAGCCTCGAAGCTGCTCAGCAAGTTAGCCTTGCATAAATCCACATTTATTTGTAGATTTTTTGGTTCAATATATTTTGTTTCTGTTAATGTTAAAGTACCTGCATCATTAAAATCACAAGTTGCATCAACTACTAATCCTGAGTTGCCCATCACCTGCAAGTTGCTACGATACTTCACGTTTTCCATCATTGTTAAATAATCCAATGATTTTGCTTCTTTTAAACTTTGCGCGATATAGAATCCAGCACTTTTTCCCGCATAATTAGAATTTACTGTAAAAGCCATAATTTGTTATTTTTTATTTGTTATTATTTATTTATTTATTTATTTAAATTATATAAAATTCTTTCTTGTCTTGAAAGTTTTCTGTATTCTCTATTAGATAGTACATTTCTTTCAGAACTGAATTTATTTGTATTAATTGGAGCATCAGCAGGACTTGCTGCTAGTTCCGTTTTAAGTTTTTCGTTTTCAGCTTTTATTGCTGCAACTTCTTCTGCTGAAAATTCAACTACTTCAGTAGTTTTTATTGACTTAGGGTTTGTTGATGGTTCTTCAGTTTCTTCTGACATCTCTTCAACTTCGTCATCACCACCTACTTTATCTCTTTTAAGGTCTGCAACAGCGTCCTCTAAATTTTTGATACGCTTTTCCATACCCTCCCAGTCATAAACTGCTGCTTCTTCATCATATTCATCTTTATCTTCTTCTGCTAATTCAGTTTCAGATGTTTCTTCAGATAATTCCTCTTCTTCAACAGTATCCTCTTGCTCTGTTTCTGATTCAATTACCTCAGCCACGATTCCTTCAGTTTCTACTCTGAATGATACACCAGTATCAGTCTTGTAAGTTCCAACAGGTAATAAGATAGTTGTTCCATCTTCTGTTAATACTGAGATGTCCACCCCAGCTTCTAGCTCTTCAGCAGTAGATACAAAAATTGTACCGTCTTCAGATTTTGACTGCCAAGCTAATTTCACTTCTTCATCTTTTTTATTAAGACCAAGAGCTACTAATATTTGTTCTTTTAAATCCATAGTGTTTTTTTTAGGTTCTATAATATAATAGAAAGGTTAGTTAGTTATTTGATTTTCTTTTATTATCTCATTTAATGCTGAGAGTATTTCTTCATTAGTTGGTGTCTTTTCAGATAGCTTAGACATCTTGTCTGTAAAGTAGCCCTCAATAGACAAGCCCTTTAATTCACCATCCTTTACTTTTTTCCACAGTTCGTCATTGTTTATTTTCATCTTAACAAACCACGTCCCATCAGGCAAGTCAAATCCGTATAATTTAGACTTATCCATATCACCTTCTTTTATCCAGCTTTCAACTGTAAGCACACCGCTTACTCTATCTTGGTGTTCGTATGTAGCTTTGTGATGATTGTTATGTTTTAAATAAAGCTCACTCGCTTTTCTAACTGTTTCAGGACTAAAATATACATAGTATTCAGAATCTGTATTTGGGTCATATCTGAAGATTTGCTTGTTAGGTATTAAAGCAGGACTGATTAACATTCTTTTTTCTTCATCTACTTTAGCAAAGGTCAAGTTGTTCTTTTCTTTTCCAAAATAAACAAAGTCTTGTTCAATAGCTGGTGCTGATACTAAACTAATAGCATCAATTGCTAGT